TCGAGTTGTGTGAGTGTTCCCGGTGGCTACGATCACATCCTCGGACAAATCATCAATCACAACGTTAGAGCCTACATCAATCGCATGGGACACGTAGGCATTACCAGTCAAAGAAAGAACATCCTCAGACAAATCATCTATGACGACATTCGAACCCACATCGATCGCATGGGACACGTACGCATTTCCAGTCAAAACCAAAACATCCTCGGACAAATCATCAATCACAACGTTAGAGCCCACATCAATCGCGTGGGACACATAGGCATTACCCGTCAAAGAAAGAACATCCTCGGACAAATCATCAATCACAACATTAGAGCCTACATCAATCGCGTGGGACACGTACGCATTTCCAGTCAAAACCAAAACATCCTCGGACAAATCATCTATGACGACATTCGAACCCACATCGATCGCATGGGACACGTAGGCATTACCAGTCAAAGAAAGAACATCCTCGGACAAATCATCAATCACAACGTTAGAGCCTACATCAATCGCATGGGACACGTACGCATTTCCAGTCAAAACCAAAACATCCTCGGACAAATCATCTATGACGACATTCGAGCCTACGTCGATCGCATGGGACACGTAAGCATTACCCGTCAAAGAAAGAACATCCTCGGACAAATCATCGATGACTACGTTAGACCCCACATCAATCGCATGAGACACGTAGGCATTACCCGTCAAAGAAATAACATCCTCGGACAAATCATCTATGACTACGTTAGAGCCCACATCAATCGCGTGAGACACGTAGGCATTACCCGTCAAAGAAAGAACATCCTCGGACAAATCATCTATGACGACATTCGAGCCTACGTCGATCGCATGAGACACGTAAGCGTTTCCAGTCAAAGTCAAAACATCTTCTGCACGTTCGTCAATAACCACGTTTGACCCCACGATCACCGCGTGGGACGTGTATGTGTTACCAGTCACGGATATCACATTTGACGCGAGAGTATCCACAGTCGCATTGGACCCGATTTTCATCGCACGAGACGCATACACATTACCAGTGACGCTCACCTTTTCGGCGACGTCATCATCTATCACGACATTTGAACCAATAGAAGCTCTCGTGACTACGTCGAATGCGTTAGACACGTGGAGATCACCGTACACTTTCATTTGAATGAGATTAGACGAATCCGGAACCAGATCGATGTCGGATGCATCACTTTGTGTGAAACCCACCATGAACTCATCCTCATGTCCCCGGTAACCTATACCCACGTTTGTATCTGGTCTAGTCATGATAACACCCATATCCGTGGTAGAAATCGTGTTATTGTTCGCAATTTCTATGATGGCGTCATTTATCGTGGTGTTTTCGGTTCGCAAGGTGGTCAAAACACCTGCGACATCCAAGTTACCGTATATGCGCGCGTCGTTCGTCACGCGCAATTCTCTGGTGGTTAACTTATTTGTGATGTTTGCATTACCGGTGACGTTTAGTACATCAGATGCATCATCTTGAACATAAAAATTTGATCCTACGTCTAGTGTGTGAATAGGTGCCACATTGGATATACCAGCCGTGTTAGAATATGTGATAAAAGCGTTTTCGCCCTTGAAAATCATAGTATTTGAGGTGACGTTACCATTTACCGTTACATCTTCTAAATCAAAAGCAAGAACATCTGAAGCCAAAACACCTGAGTCCATGATTTCTTTCGTTGCGGTGTTATACGTCATCATCTTAACGTTTGTATCAAACAAATCGGGTTGTTCTCGGAGAGGTGTCATGTACATCGCCCCGGGTATGGTCGCGTCTATCTGGACATTACTCGCGTTAAAAACGATTGTATTTTCCGCCTGGTCGTCCGTACAGTTTTTACCAAACCTAATCTTGGTAGACCTCTCTACCGTCGGTAAGTTCTTAACCATTTAATATAGTATTGTATTTTAATTTGCGTATACGAGACCCGCCATACCATTTTCTATTCGTAGTATGTTGTAATTTACTGCATAAATTGGGTCATTTATGAGCATATTTTCACTCATAATTTTTGCTGAATCTAGTCGGCTAAAGTTCAATGTACCCGTAGGCTGAAGAGAACTCGTGGATAAACAGAAGCAATACAAAAAGAAATCTGGAGAAGTCACGAAATTTGTGTGATAATAGTTCATTACATCTATGTAATGTGGCTTACCCCATTTGTAATTGCCTATATCCAAACCATTTATGTTTAATTTCACTTTATTTCTAGTAGAAGTGAGTGCACCTTCTGTCGTGGTATCAGATGACGCGAGATATTTTACTGGGTGATTAAATGTCAAATCTTGGGTGAGTTCACCCGATGGTATGTTTTTCTGAACTTGTGTGATCAACATACTGTGATTTCTAGACACGAGATTTCCGCGTTCTTCGTTGTCCAAGTAATAATAATTCGCAAACATTTCTACGTTGTAGTTTCCAGCATCTGGACCCCAGTGAATGCGCATTTCTACGTTATGGTAATGCAATGCGACAATTGGAAGAGCACACTGTGGTCCTTCGCAAAAGAAGAATCTAAAAGGATAAAAATAGGATCGAGCGCTCACACCTGGGTGAGTACCGTTTGCGCTCTTTGATACGTTTTGTGCAAACGTATCTATAGCAATTTTTTCAGTAAAAATAGAATCTTGTGTGTCTATCACGTGGCCACCAATGAGGAGTTCAGCTTTTTCTATCACTCGATCCCACCTCTGGACGTCGAGTGACTGCGTATTATCATCAAGTGTGAGATACACGTATCCCAACAAATCTCCAGTGCGTTCAAATTTTACACTGGACATAGCGTTACCTTTCACAGCCCCCTGTATAGTCTGTTTCTCTACGGACTGTGAAAAGTTAGAATGCCGTTTAAAAGTCGACGAGAAGAATGAAATTTCTGGTGTACCGATGATATGTTCATCTTGAGCGCCTATAGCGATCAACTGTACGACACCTGCCGACATTTATAATACTAAAAGGTAAAAAAATAACACTTACCTGCCTCACACGAATGGCATGTTTTTCTTTTTGCATACAAACCTAAATGACATAAAGTTTTCTGAGCCATTATCTATGGTGACACCGTTTTCGTTTCTGAGTGTACACGTGAGGCGATCTAATTTTCGAATTGGAGTGGAATATTGATGAACAATGTCATAATTGTCTCTGAATGTTATTGGATCCGAACCATTTTGGATCACCATACCGAAATTTTTAGTCAACACGGACAAATCACCTTGACCGCCGTACACATTTGAAGCTCTTTGTGCGTAGTTAGTGTCGAGTTCTTCCACTGAAATATAACACACGTTAGATCCAGTCGTATCTATTCTCGCAGAAGTAAGTCTCGCTTGAACTATGTTTTCAAGAGGCTGCGTCAAATGCACCGTGAATGTATTTTTGCTATCTTGACCGATTGTGTCAACCACAATACTGTGATATTCATATTCAAAATCAGGCAAAAATGATTGAGATGTAGTCACAGTTGTCATTTATAGTAGTTTAGATTAAAGATCCGCCAATGCCACCCACGATCTTCGCGTCGGCTTGGTCCTTCACCCACTTTTGGTCACCGCAGATACCACCCGGTCCCTTGGTGTTCGCGTAGTAAGCTGGGTTTTCGGAACCTGGTACGCAATCGAGGCTAGATTCCAAATCGAAGAAAGATTCCTTTCCGGTGAGTGGTTCAGTTTCGATTTGCCTGGGGACATACGCGCTGCGCTTTGGAAGTCTGATCGTACTGATTATCACGATGAGACAGAAAACAATAGCGATGGCCGTGAGTGTGTTCCGGTTGGTGGCGTTAAGTTTCATTTTATATTTAGTATACATTTTTTTATAAAGTGCGTTAAAGAGATTGGAATAGTTTCAAAGTACAGAGTAATGGATGGAGAGATAGTTCTCGATCGGAGCAACACAAACATCATGAAGCTCGATGATGATGAACAGGCTCTCATGGACGAAATTCAGATAGAGGCACCCCGACCCAGACCCAGGTTCTCTGCGCCAAAGCCAACCGTGTATAAACCACCTCCCCCGCCTGAACAACAAGAAGACATTAATGCTTTCATGAATCCAAGTAAACAAAGTGCACCTCCTGCTCCACAGGAAGCCCCAATTGATTACGGGGAATATGAAGAATATGATCAGGCACCGGATATGGGAGGTGATTACATGATGCAAGAAGAAGAAAGACCTTCCAATGGTTACAGTAGCATCGACGAAGAAAAGGCGGATCTCGTAAACAAGCTTGGCCGTCTCGAAAAGAAGGGTTTTGCTGTTAATAAGCGCCTCAATGTGTATTCAAATGTAGACGATTTGAGAACAGAAGTGAAGCGTATTACGTATAGCATAGATGTGGATAGATCCATCAAGTTTTCTAGGCGTATGCTTGTCGCGTGCGTGACTGGTATTGAATTCTTGAACAAAAAGTACAACCCATTCGAGATTCAACTCGAAGGTTGGTCAGAAAACGTCATGGAAAATGTGGACGATTACGATGAAGTGTTTGAAGAATTGTATGTTAAATACAGAACAAAGGTCAGCGTTGCCCCAGAAATCAAGCTTATCATGATGCTTGGTGGCTCCGCGATGATGTTTCACCTGACGAACAGCATGTTCAAGTCGGTTCTACCAAACATGAATGACGTGATCAAGCAAAATCCATCTCTCGTGCAAAACATGATGGATGCCGTGAAGAACACGGTTCCAAAGGCGGAACAGGGTGGGGATGCTCAATCAGGCGAACGTTATGAGATGAAGGGTCCGGGCATAGACATCTCTTCTTTGATGGGTAACATCATGATGCCTCCTCCACCACCCATGAGTACCTCAGCGCCACAGCCACAGCCACAAGAGGACGATGATGACGATGACGCCATCTCTGATATCGTTGAACCAGTGGATGAAGGTGAAGACGAAGATGAAATCAAAGAAGTGAAGGTTCCAGCCACCAAATCTAAAAGAGGCAGGAAGAAGAAGTCAGTCGAAATAAATTTGTAAACATAGTATAAATGATAGGTTACTGTCCTTTGGATGAGGTGGAGCCGAGGCCAAGACCTCCTCCACCTATGATTCAGAGACAAATGCACAATAGAAACACAAACATGGAAGACACCGAGTGCAATTACGTAGTATTGTTTTTCATCGCCGGTGTCTTGGCGCTTGCCGCCATGGATGCTATTAAGAAATAAGTCCTTTTACCAGCCGCATACTATGTGAATGGTAAAAAGAAAATTTAAGAGTTTTCGAGATCTTCGACCATTTCGCGAAGTTCATTGATCGCAGACACCGTATAAGTCATTATACTGTAATAATCCAATTTAGCGTATTCACTCCCCCAATCATCGTATGATGGTTCGTTTTTCGTCTCGTTTGGTGTAGCGTCTTTACCAGGTATGACTACGTGACGTATTTCAGGTGCATCATAGTATATGTCTTGTGCTATGAACCCCGTCTCAGTGCGCCCATCTTTATCATACATCACTGGGTTGAGTTTTGAAATTATGTCTAGTGAATTTTCTATGACGGTTATGTTTGATTTAATTCTTATATCAGATGTACCAGAACCCCCAATATTTGTGATTCCAGAACCGTCACCAAATAAATACTCACCATACACATTCCCATCTACCACTAAATTTGAAAAAGTACCTGGATTGTCTTCGTAATAACTCGTTCCAAATGATATGGCGTGTAGTGGATTTGTATTGTGTAGACCGATCCTCGCATTACCACTCGAGGGATAAGATTCGGTAATAAAGTTTGTGGATGCACTTGGACCATCGACCCATTCAGGTAAACCCGAACTATTTATGGCTAAATATTGCCCCGCATTACCAGCGGGTAACCGTGTGAGAGTGTCCGTAGCGGATGCATAAAGTATGTCCCCGGTTTGAATACCAGTGATACCAGTCGTCGACGTGACCTTTCAGATAACCACTCGCTTCGAGGTCTCCATCGAAATAGGACCCACGAGAAGTCACATTTCCCTCGTTTACGACATCTTCTAGTGTGGGTGCATATTTGTAATATTTCCGCTGCGACCTTTTGTATGGATCACACGGCATTCTGTAATTACACTACAATTTTATCAAACACTCGCCGCGTGCAAACACATCATTGTCTTCCTCGCGTTTCATTTTAGGCATTTTGAACCCACCCTGTTTATACACGCGCAGACGTTTGTTATACATGGCGTGACACACCGACCACTGATCAAATATATCGTATATGTTTGGGTTGTTCTTCTTCCCTTTCGTCTCACGCATGATTCTGCCGATGGACTGAACTATGTCTGATTTAGGCGTCGCGAGGATCACCGTGTCGAGTGTAGGTATATCCAATCCTTCGTGTGCTTGGCTGAACGTCGCGAAAATGATCTTTTTCTTACTAGATTCCGTGAGTTCCGATTCTTTCATGCCACCCATGTAGAGTCCGGACGTTTTTGGAAAACACTGATGAAGCATCATACAATGTTGACGTCGATCGCTCAACACGAGTAATTGTCTCGTACCCCTCGTGATGCGTTTAATGAGGTCGACCAACATCTTGTTTCGGTCGCGGTTCTCCGTGAGTTCCGTGATCATCGTGGAGAGTGAAAGTTTCCCGAATCGTGTACACGGTGGAGGGTCTCTGAAACGAGGACACTCAAACTCGATGGGAAACACCTCCACGTCTTGTTGATTCTCTCGTTCCACCGCAAAAAATGTGGGACCCATGAACCAGTGAAGCACCTTCGTGAGTCCATCCTTCCTGTTTGGTGTCGCTGACAAACCAAATATGTGTTTGGGGCACA